ATCTCTATAACCAGTAACTAAACCTATTTCTATTTCTGATTCACGAATACTAAAATCTCGACTCACATAAAAACTAATGTTCTTCTCACTATTATAATACATTCCAGTATTATAGTTGTTGTCTATTTCACATCTTATGTGTGGATTTATTTCATTAAATCCTGATTGCATTCCCAAGTGTAAACTTAGCGTTAGTAAAAATGATAAACAATTCATAATATCTCCTTATAATTTAAATTTTTCAAATGTATCTTCCTTGATATCTTGTTTGATACCACCTATTATATATGATTCTATTTCGGTCTCTTGTGGAGCGTTTTGCAGGCCTCTAGACGATAACCAATGCTGTGTCCACGGAAGTGGATTCGTTCTTATTGGTCTGTCATATAACGGCTTGAGCCCTATAGCTCTGAGTCTTTTATTGGCTATCCATTCTACATAGTTCCCTAATAGAGTTTCAGACAGGCCAATCATAGAACCGTCTTTCATTAAGTATGATGCCCATTCTTTTTCTTCTTCAACAGCTGAGCTATACATATCGTAAACTTCTTCTTCACAGTTTTTCATTACTTTCAACATTTGTTTATCTTTCTCACTCTTTTGATAATTCTTGATAATGTGTTGAGTAATTGCTAGGTGTTGAGATTCATCTCTTGCAATCAGAGAAATAATCTTTGCAGATCCTTCCATAAGTCTCAACTCCCCAAATCCGAAAGAGCATGCAAAGCTGACGTAAAATCGTATTCCTTCGAGTATATTGATACTGATTAACATTTTGTAAAATCTTTTCTTGAGTTCGTATGTGTCAGTATTCTTTACTCCTCTATCTTTAATCCATTTAGCCCCTTGTTGCATAAAAACATCATAATCTTTTGTAACTGATTCAGCTCTACTGAGTATTTCTTTAGTTTCAAGTATTGTGTCAAACACTTCACTTGGATCAGAATAGAGATTCTTCATAATGTATGTGTAACTACGACTATGAATGTTTTCCATGAAATCCCATGCAATGATACAACTCTCTAATTCAGGAATACTGACATAAGGGAGTAGCGCTAACGCAGGACCTCGACCTTGAACACTATCTAACATTGTCTGATATTTGAGATTGGCTGTGAATATGTGTTTTTGTCCAGCATCTAATGATTGATAATCATTTCTGTCTTTCTGTAAACTGACCTCTTCTGGCCTCCAGAAAAATCCTAACTGTTTCTGTGTTAATTTGTCGAATATGGGATACTTGAATTCATCATATCGTTGTGTGTTTAATGCTTCGCCAAAGAACATAGGTTCTTTAAGTGCGTTGACTTTATTTCTATTGAATATTGTCATATCGCACATGCTCCAGATTCACAATCCTCTTCATCATCTATTGGTGTAACTACTTCTTCTGTTAATACTTCATCTTCTGTTTTACTGTCGTATGTGTTTTGATAATAAACTGTTTTCCATCCATACTTGTATGATGTCAACATATCTTGAGCCATTTCAGATAACGGAACTTCATTATTTGGGTAGTTTTCTGGATTGTAGCTCCAATTACCCGAAATGGCCTGATCGAAAAATTTCTGCATAATCGCTACAATCTTAATGTAGCCTTCATTTGATTTCATGTCCCACAATAGAGTATAAAAGTTTTTTAAGTGTGGATAACCTGGAACTATCTGTTTTAGTGGACCCTTCTTACTTTTCTTAATTGACAAGTAATCACGTGGTGGTTCTATACCATTCGTTTCATTGGACACGACAGAGGAGCTCTCAGACGGCATCTGTGTCGTTAATGTAGAGTTTCTAACTCCATGTAATACTATTTCTTCTCGCAAACTCTCCCAATCACACTCATATTCTGGCTTGACTATTTCATCAACATCTTTCTTATAATGATCAATAGGTAATTGTCCACCGAAATACTTTGTATCACTCCAACCATCACAATCTCCCTTTTCTTTAGCTAATTCAACGCTCGTCTTGAGTAGATTAAACTGAAAATGTTCAGTCAGTCTATGAACTAGCTTATGAGCTTCTTCATCATCATATTTAACTTTGTTCTTAGCTAAGAAATGAGCTAAACCTATATAACCAATCCCTAAACTTCGTCTTTTCTTAGTTGATATCTCAGCTGCTTTGACTGGATAGTTCTGATAATCAATGACTTCATCTAATGCCCTAACAGCTAAATCACATAGCTCAGGCATTTCTTTAAGATCATTAGTCATTTGGCCAACATTGATAGCTGACAATATACAGAGAGCTATCTCTCCTTCCTCGTCATGTTGACTAGTCAATGGGGTTGTGGGTAGTGTAATTTCTTGACATAGATTAGACATATTGATTTTGGCTTGATCTTCAAAGAATGAGCTATGACTATTAGCATGATCTATGTTCATTATATAAATTCGACCTGTTTCAGCTCTCTCTTTGAGTAGTTTCATAAACAGTTCTTGAGCATTTACTTTCTCTTTAGGAATAGAATAAGCTCTTTCATATTTCTCATATAGTTCATCAAATTCATCAGTGCCGAAAGCTTCATATAAACCTGGCACCTGATGTGGTGAGAATAATGTGATATCTTCATTTCTAAGAAATCTTTCGTAGAATAGTTTAGATATCTGAATTGAATAGTCTAGTTTTCTAACTCTGTTATCTTCTGAGCCTTTGTTGTTCTTGAGAACAAGAATGTCCTCTATTTCTTGATGCCAAATCGGAAAGTGAACCGTTGCAGAACCACCTCGAACGCCGTTTTGAGTACAACAACGGACTGTTGATTCAAATTTTTTAAGAAACGGAATGACGCCTGTGTGTTGGACCTCGCCTCCTCGAATCTTGCTCCCCAATCCTCGTATTCGACCAGCGTTGATACCAATTCCAGCACGCTGAGCAACGTAACGACCAATAGCCATATCAGAGCTAAAAATACTGTTAAGAGAATCGTCAACATCAACAAGCACACAACTCGCAAACTGACGTAAAGGAGTTCTAATACCGGCCATGATCGGTGTTGGAATATTGATTTTAAATTGTGAAATGGCGTCATAATATTTTTTAACATATTGTAATCTCTTTTCTTTTGGGTATTCTTTAAACAAAACTGCAGCAATCAACATATACATATATTGTGGTGACTCATAGAGTTTCCCATTACTTCTATCTTGAACAAGATATTTGTCAACTATTTGTCTTAGCCCAGCATATGTAAATAGAAAATCTCTATCGTGTTTCATATAACTGTCTAATTTATCCCATTCTTCATCATCATAATATGTGATAAGTCTTTCATCATAAACACTAGTATTGATATTTCTAACAACAATGTCTTTTAATGCTGGGTATATTTTAGAGTCTTTCCATTTAGTATTGAATACATTTTTTCTTACTTGGAACAGTAAGAGTCTCGCTGCGACATATTGATAATTTGGACTTTCTAATGATATTAAGTCTGCGGCAGATTTGATCAATATGCTTTGTATTTCTTTAGTAGTGATTCCATCATAAAACTGTAGGCCTGAGTTCATTTCAACAGATGATTCAGCTACTCCAGCTACATCTTTACATGCAGCTTCTACCATTCTATGTACTTTCTCTAAATTTATCGGTTGTGATGAACCATCACTTTTAACTACTTGTGTCTCGTTATCGCTCACTAATCTTACTCCAATCACTCAAGGCCATCTTAGCTTTCAACCCTGAAAATTTATTACTGTTTATCGTGTCCTTTATAACACTCGGAGATAATCCATTTAATACCATATCATTTATATCTTTATCGTCTATTGTCTTAGGCCATATACAGACCTCAAACCCATCTTCAATAATTTGAGACAACTTTTTCACAATCTCTGGAGCTCTAGGCTCATTATCAAACACAACTATCGCCTGTTCAATAGGCACTATTGTAGTTAATTTTGAGAAATCGCTTCCAGCGACTGCAATGGAGTTAGGTAAAAACAGGCTATCAATAGGGCCTTCTGTAACATAAACCTTTTTATTATAATCAACTGTTCTAAGCCCATAAATGAGTGGTGATGTTTCATCAAATTTAAGTGTTAAATATCTAAGTTTGTTGTTATTGAGTGCCCTACCAGAAACTCCGATAAGTTTTCC